GTGACACGTCAACTGGTAGGGGCAGTTCCATCACTGTAAATTTCTGCGCCCCAGACATCTAATCTTTCACCATAGGCGTACTCATCATAATGGTATAATTTCGTAGCTCCGCCTCCGAGACTCTCATCTCGTACAAGTGCCATTCTAGGTGCTCTACCCTGAACCAGTACAATAGCTTCCTGAGCGAATACTGCACCCTTCATGTCATTTTCGGAATCCTCTACGATGTTGCCATCGGGGTAGACCTGTGCACCCGCAATCATGCCACTGAATCCCTCAGAAAACACTCTAGCGGTTAAGCCTTCGCCTACATTATAAGTACCTATACCAGCCACAATCTCATCCTGTATGTCATGTATCATGTAAGGATGTGCAACGAATCGGTAAGGCGGTTTAGCCTGCTCGGTTGCATTGCCTGTTATCTGTGCCATAGCAGCACTTATATGCCCACTGGTTAATGTTGAACCAGCACCACAATATGTATTGCTAAAGCCATCGAAAACAGCTATCCCATCCTCATCCTTTTTCCTTTGCATGGCATTTTGCCCCAAAGAACCTATTTTCCCATAACCAACCTTGGCTATTCTGGCAGCTACCCTATCCGTAATTACTGTCATAACCCCTACCACTGTAGGAGTGATTGATAGCAAACTATCAGATAGTTGCTGTGGGTTATCTAAAACGGTTGTCTCGGTTACTGCCTGAGCGGAAATCTGGTCATACTTTAATTCATTCCAAGTAAGACCCGTTCCCTCACCAAGAGTAACTTTATCTACTAACTGAGGCACTACACCTTCAAACTCTCTGACAATCCTTGCTGATGCTAGTACCGTTGGTAAACTATCAGCAAGAGAGCCAGTGGTTGTATTTCCAACTGTCATTTATTTTCTCCCTATTTTTTGCCTGCCAGGATTTTCTTTGCCCTTTCGTGGTCATTTGATTTTCCATCACTATAATCACGTATAAAAGCATCATCATCCTGACTTGCCGCATTCGGGCCTCCAGCACCCTTGCTAGTCAATCCATTCCCTTTTAGCTTTTGCTCATATAGCTTTTGCGCCTTCTCATCAGCTTTTATATCCGCACTTGCTTTTTCATCGGCTTTTATTTTATCCCGCAAGTGTGTTAAAGCCTCTTGAGGAGTGCTATTGCCCTCATTAACAGCCTCTAGGACAAGTTTATCATTACGGTCTAATCCCATGAATTCCACAAAGTCTAAAAACCTGTTTACAGCAGGGTCAACGGGGGTCTCAGTCTTAGTTTTTCCCCGCTCAGCTCTCTCTAAATCTAGTTTCTGCTTGTAGCTTTGTTGCTGTGTAGGAATTTCAAGGCCACTGCCCTGCGCTGTTAGCATATCTAGCATAATAGCCCTTTGCTCCTCACCAGCATCTAACCGCTTATGTACCGTGTCCCAACTGTCTGTGAGCTTACGCTCTCTCTCGGAATGTTTTGCAGCAGCTTGCCGAAGTCCTTTTATTTTGGCATCCCTTTCAACGATAAGAGAATCCTTCTCAGTAAGTTGTGTCCTCAAATCATCAATGGATACTTCAGGCGGAGCTTCCGCAACTTCTTGCACTTCCTCTACCTTTGTTTCCTCGTCTGCCATTGTTTACCTCCTTTCGCATTATTAGTGCTTTCGAGTATATAAAAAACGTGCTTCGACTAGCACGCTAATTAACAAATTATGTAGTATTATGGCATTTCTGCTTTTATAATATCTTGTTGTTCATTAGTAAGGTCAGCGTATTCTTCATTAAAACGATTCTGTGATAGAATGTTAAGAATAGCTGTATTCTTTGCCTCGGTAGCAGCCTTAGCCTTTTCTGCTGCTGTTTCCTCTTTACTCAGGGCATATTTACTAAACAATAGTTCCTTTGGTTCTTCACTTATTATTGCTCTTTCTACCTGCACAGCATAAGGTGTAGGCATCCCTGTTACCATACCACCTATCAAAGCCATGTATTCAATCATTGCCACCACATCACCAGTTTCTATATCCTTTGTTGGGTCAAGCCCTGCCCTGGCAATCTTCCAGCCCTTTCCAACAATACGTTGAGTGTAGTTTATCGGGGCTAGTAATGGTGTTGCTTGATAGTCAAACCCTTCCTGTGTAACCCATCCATAAGCAGACTGCAATAATTGCCCGAAGATTAAGATTGTATTTAGTGGGCCGAGAGCAGCAGCCTTAAACATGTGCTTAGGCTTAAACTGGAAGGCATCTGATATGAATTGGAAAATCGCTGGCAATAATGACCATACTAATATTAGATTGGAGATATTTTTAGCTGGTGAACCCCTGCGTGCTTCTAGGTTTCGTAGAGATGTTGTCCCAATCCTGTAGTATTTATTTGTCTGTGTCTGAAACATAGTAAACAACTTCATAAGTGACCCACCACGTTGCCATTCGCTTAGTGTTTCAATATCAAAGGTTGGTTGTGTTCTACTAGTGGACAGCATAGCTTCGTCTAAAGCAGCAGTTATGTTTTCCTTTGTTTCAGCCTTCCCTTTCATTTCACTCTTGTATTTAGCCCATGAACCCATCTCCACTGCAAACTTGTCGAATAACCTAATCCCTGCCATGAACTTATTAGTGAAATTCCCTTTACCTAATAAGGTTTTAACTGTCCCTGTCCTCATGGCTAACCGCACATCTCTCTCAAACCCCTCATGGAATCTTGCCTTAAGAGAAGGACTATGCTCTTGGAGAAATCTAGCATTTCCTACTGGATTCTTCCAGAAATCAGCTATCCCATCAAAGAAGTCAGCAGTTGGCATCTCTGTTAGATAAGCCGCAAAGGATATTGTCTGCTTAGCTGAGATTGCAGGCTTTGCTAGAATGGACTTAGTGATAGATGCCCTAAATTGGTCTAATTGCTTTATTGTACGTGCTCTATCTACACTACCTCTGGCAATATCATTCATTGCTGAGTCTAACCGAGAAAGAATATCATTGCCATGATACTGCCTAGTAGCAGTTCTAAATTCCTTATTCCTTATCACAGCCCTTAAATCAGATATTGGTTCAGCCCAAGCCTTGAAGTGCTCCATCGCTGTGGCATGGTTTATCCATGTATTAAAAATATCATCATTGACCAGTGGAGCTATACTGCCAACCCTGGATTTCAGACTAGCATTAGTTGGTGAAGCAAACCGTTTAACATCCCCTGTCAATAACTGCACACCAGTCAATACGGCATCCTTAACCCGCCTTATCGGACTATAGTTATAAATCCCTGGCAGGTGTAAATGATAGATTTTACTAAATACTTTGTCTATAGCAGTATAATCATCTTTATAATATTGTAAAATAGCATCAGAGGCAGCCTTCTCCTGTGTTGACAGAGAATCCCTAACAGCAGTCATTACTTCATCTGTCCATGCCATCCCTTAAGGGTTTCTAAGGGTAGTATCCAGTGTCTCGTCCTGCATCTGTATATACTTAGACATTAGCTCCGCCTTGGTGTAAGTTAATGAATAGGTTTCACCATCAGCGAATTTGAATCTTCCTAACGATATTGTGTCTTGTTGCAGGGCTTGCAGTTTCTTGAATAAGCTATTACCCTTTAGGCTAAATGCTTCCTCTAGCTTTGTTTTTATACTCTCAGTAGCCTTCTGAATTCCAGCATTTTCCAGCCTTCTCCCTGCTACAACACGCTTATCAAATAATTTACTCAACCTGCTCTTGAATGGGGCACTCTTGTCAAAGAAACTTAGCTTGTCTATAAGCTCAGACAACCCATATTGTGCGTTATTTAAGGCATCCATGACGCTTTCATGCCTATGTAATTCCTCCCTTGAAAGCACACCCGTACCCCTCTTCAACCCCTTCTCACCTGTTAATACGCCGACAGCATTATCAACATTACGTTTAGTGGCATCCTTGAGATTACCTATCTGCCTTGAGTATTCAGTTGACCCCGTCTCCTTTAACTCTTTAATGGTAGCAAGAGTATTCTTTAACTCGGCAGATGTCATTCCGTTAATACCTACTAATGATAGAGTAGTATTTTCCTCTAGCATATCAGTATAAGGCATTGTGCCAGCTTCGTAAGCGTCTATATTAC